AACCAAAGGATCTGCCAACCAATTTCTGGTTAAATCAATACTTGGACCATTGGCTGTACTGACTTGTAATGTCCAAAGAGGAGGGGGAAAAATTCTTTCTGGCAAATCCGAATAAGCTGGATAAGATGCTTCTCTGAAAGCATTAGCTATATTAGTTATGGCAATCGCGTCCTGAGCATTTTTTGGTATTAAAAGCCAACCAAATTCGAATTCTCTTCTGGCTTCTGATTTTAAAGATAATTCTGTTATATTAGAATACATTTGTTGGGTAGTAGTAGAACTAATATTGCTAAAATATGTTAGCATAGGATCAACAAAAACCCTTTTTAATAAATTAATATTTCCTCCACTGTTTAATGCTCCAGCCGCAGATAGCATAGGACCTACTGGATTTGCCTCTTCGCTATATCCATGAACAGTATTGATTGTTAAATCGCCTGGTATAGGCATAACAATAGATAAATTAGATCCACTCTGTGAATTTATAAAAGGTCTAGTTCTTTCATTTGCTCTTACACTATATGGAGCAGCAGTAAATAAAAGAGCATACCCTTGCTCTCGATCATATTGTGTACCTTTAGTAGGATAACTGTAAACTGGCATTTTTTTATATTCCCTTATATATATTTAGTGCCGTACAAAACAAAATTTTTACCAGAGCACACGGAAAAATATGTCGGAAATTCATCAAAAATTATGTGCAAATCCCTCTGGGAAAGAAAAATGTGCAAATATTTTGATGATAACGACTCAATTATAAATTGGTGTTACGAATGTTTAAAAATACCTTATCTATCTCCAATAGATGGAAAGGTCCATATGTATTTTCCCGATTTTGTTGTCAAGTTAAAGGATAAAACCGGAATAGAAAAGACATGGATCGTTGAAGTAAAACCACACAAACAAACAATGCTTCCAAAAAATAAAAAGGCAAAATCTTATAAAGATGATACTGCTAGATATTTAATAAATGAATCAAAATGGAATGCTGCCAAAAAATTATGTAGTGATAATAAATGGGAATTTAAACTTCTAACAGAAAAGAATATATTTAAATGACACCTAATCAAATAATACAAACAATAACAGATCATAATGGAATTCAGAGAAAAAATAAATTTTCTGTTTCTTTTTCCACTAAATGCATGGGTGAAAACATATCAACAGTTGAGTTAAACCCAATTCCTGCAATTTATATGAATATAGGTCAAAGAGGTATTGAATTAACACCTGATAGAATGACTGGTCCTGGTATCGGTAGAAATGTACCAACTAACCCTACATTCGAAAGCGATAAAGGTCTATTATTAAGATTTCCAGTCGAACAAGATTGGAACACATACAAGGCAATACACAGATGGTTAACTAATTTGACAACCACTAGTGGTGGCGTTAGCCAAAAAGTAACAGCAGCAAATTATTATGATTCGTGTGCAAAAAATGGAATAGTTACTGTTAAGGCAGAAACATATAACGGGACTACTGCATGCACTTTTACTTTTAGAGAGGCTTTTCCTGCACTAATAGTTCCATTAGATTTTGATTCTGAAGTAAATTCTGGAAATTTAACATACGATGTAATTTTTAATTTTAGAACATATACAATAACATAAACATGATTTTTAAAAGAAAATATCCAACATATTCTTGCGTATTACCAAGTAAAAATAAAGAAGTTTTTTTTAGACCATTTTTGGTGTCTGATGAAAAATCTTTATTATTAATCAAAGAAGAAAAAAATTCAAGAATAATTTTTAAAGCTATTCTTGAATTAATAGAGGACTGTTATAAAGATATTAATATAGAAGATTTAACTATTCAAGATATGGAATATCTATTTTGCAATTTAAGAGCTAAGTCTGTTGGAGAATTAGTAAAATTATCATTTACTTGTCCAACAACAAAAGAAAAAATAGAATCGCGTATAGATCTTTCAAAATTAAGTATTGTAAAAGGACTGAAAGAAAAAGAAATAAGTTTAGACGAATCTACAAAAATAGTTTTAAAAGAACCAAAAATAAAAAAAATTATTGAGATGTCTGGTGACTTCGATACAAAACATTTTTTGAAAGCCTCTATAACAAAAATTTACATGGAAGATGGTGTTTTCAATGTAGATGATATTTCAGAAAAAGATATAGATTCTTTATTATCTAATTTGACAATTTCTGAATACGAAAAAATAAAATTATTTGTAAATAATTTACCAAAAATATCATCTATTATTAATTACAGAACATCCGATGGGATAGAAAGAACAATGAGGCTGGAGGGAATACTTAATTTTTTTACACATGCCTGACTTACATTAATGTCTTATCTTATTATAAGGTAAATCATTTTTTAAGTTCAGGCGCAAATATTTCAATAAGTGATATAGAAGCACTTATGCCTTGGGAAAAAGAAGTTTATTTATTGCAACACAAGATTTGGTTAGAAGAACGAGAAAAGAAAGCAAATGAAAAACGAAAAGCCCCAAATTAATTATACTAATTTTGACTTTTTTAATATTGATTCTTTAGTTCCAGAACAAATTCCAACTGGAATGGATGCATATTCAAATTTACTTAATGAAGATAGTAATTATGTTGAAGAAAATAAACCAGAACAAATTACAGAAACTGAAAATATTTCTTTATCAATACCAGAATCCACTGTAACAAATAATAGTTTTTTTGATAATGAAGAAACTAAATTAGAAGAAAATATAAATTTAGATATTGAAATAGAAACACCATTAGAGACTTCTAATGAATTGCTTCCTGGTATAGAAACAGTAGAAGCACAGCAGATCTCAACTGATGATTTGTTACCCACTGAAGAAGCTACAGAATCTCAGCAGATCTCAACTGACGATTTGCTACCCACTGAAGAGTCTGAGCAACCACAGCAGATCTCAACTGATGATTTGCTGCCTCTAGAAGCAGAAATCAATCAATCAGAAATAATAAAAACATCTGATTTATTAATAGATTTAGATGCACAAGATACTTCTAAACCAACTGCATTACAAGATTTTGATTTAAATATCTCTGTAGAACCAGATACTTCTAAAATATCTTTAGAGAATTTGGATATAGAAGACACTTCTAAAGTAACTTCTTTACAAGATTTTGATTTAAATATTTCTGCAAGTGAAAATAAAATATCAATAGACGATCTTATACCGCAAGATCCAGTAATGCAGGATAATGAAACTAGAATAGATGATTTAATTGATGATAGCAACGAAATCATATACAATAAAAAAACTGCTGTAGATAGAAAAATTGAATCATTGGAACAAAATTTATCAAAATTTGAAACTGCTTTAAATCCACAAAAAGATCCAATTGTTGCTAGAACGATGTCTATGCTAAAAAATAAAGATACCCCAGTGAATATAAATCCTGGTTATGCAGATGATCTAATGACATTCTTTAAAAAAATAAATGACCCTCCAAAATGGAGGGTCATGACGAGTTGACTATTGAATTTTTTAGTCTTCCTTAGCCAGACGCTTGAAGTACTCAAGCGCATCCTCGTCATCGTCAGGCTTGGGAGCCTTACGAGCAGGAGCAGCCTCAACTTCGTCCTCATCTTCCGCTCTCTTTGCGGCAGGGGCAACGCTGCGAATGTCGCCACCGAGAACATCATTGAGCTTCTTCTTGAGTTCGTCGTATGACTTAAACTCAGTAGGGGCAACAAAGTCCTGAAGCTTGTAAAGAGTCTTCCAGAGCTTTTCTAGCTTCTCATCATCACCCTTATAGAGTTCGCTAGCACCATCAAACTCAGACTTGTCGTAGTTGGTATAACCAGCAACCTTACGAATCTTTAGCTTGAAGTTAGCACCCTTCCAAAAGTCGAATGGGTTGATGGCTTCCTCATCCTTGAACTGAGGCTGCATGGCCTCCTGGACCTTCTGGAAGATCTTGGTCCCGTACTTGAAGAGGAACACCTTACCTTCGTTCTGGGGGTTGGAGGGATCGCTAACAACTAGAATGTTGCTGATGTAGGTTAGCTTACGCTTACGGGTACGAGCAAGATCCTTATCCTTCTCGACTCCGCTATTCCAGAGTTCACTGTTGGCTTCGCAGATCGGACACTTCTGGCCGATGGTGGTCGGGCAGTTATCGATTAGCCAGCCACCCTTGCCCTGAAAGCCGTGTGAGTAGACCTTGGCCCACGGCACATCTTCCCCCTCACAGGCAGGCAGGAAGCGAATGACGGCATAGCCATTGCCAGCCTTATCAACTTCCGGTCGCCAGAACCGATCATCCTTGTAATCGGCAGTCTTGTTTAGGTCTTCGATCTTCTTGGTTAGATCTTCGATGCTTGACTTCGAACGCTTCTTAAAATCGCTAAATGACATATAGTCTCCTTATATTAACCCAAGGAACTCCCTTGGCCGATGGTGTAGTATACCAAAGATTGGTGTTTAGTCAAAAGGGAAGTTTGGCCTTTTTGGGCAATAGATGCAGATCTCTACCCTCTTCGACTAGTTTTTCGATTATTGGTTTTGTTAAAAGCTTGGATGCCCCTTGTGGTTCTATATTATAATCTTCACATAATTTTAATATAGCATCCATATATGTTGAATTATGTTTGGAAACATATTCTATTACAAGCTTCGAAAATTCGTTTTTAAATGTTGGTTCTATTAGCATAATGAATACCCTATATAGTTAAGTTAAATTGGAGAAAATATGGCCGTAAATGACGCAAATTTGCAGATTAATGTTGCTGGTGGAGCTACTGCTACCATTTCCACGGATTTTGTTATTGATTCTTACGGGGCTACTTCTCATGTTCAGCTCTTTAAATTAGTCTGGGGAAATACTAGTGATGCAAACAGAATCACTACATCAAATCCTTTACCAGCATACTTAGCATCTACTGGCGTTACTTTAAATACTAATGCTAGTATTAGCGGTGGTGGTACTGGTGGTTCAGTACCAGTTGTAAATTATACTGGAACTTCACTAAAAGTAAATGGTTCTGGTCTAAATAGCGCAGTTATTACCCAAGACCAAGCCGGGAATACTTTACTGACTGATATACTTGCTGACACTGCAAATATGGACAGCAAATTAACCAGTGGCGATTTTATAATCAAAACAATAGGTGTTGGTCCAACTGGAGCTACTAGCGGATCTTATGTAAGACTATTTGATCCAACAACCAATCTAATTGCCGGGGTTTCAAATGGTGGTGGTAGTCCAGCATTAATGGTCCAGGTTCTTGGTGCTCCTATCACTCTGACAGCAAATGTAAATCCTGCTGTTGCCGTTTATAACTCTGCTACTGGCCCAGTTTATATTCAAGGCTCTACTGGTTCTCCAGTAAGCATTACTGGTGTAACTTTAGAATCTTTATTAACTACTATAAACAATTCTGGTATTTCTGGGTCAACATTTACATCCAGAATTCCAATAATAGAAACTTTGCTCACTGCTGGAACTGCAAAGGTAACAGTAAATTCTGAAACTTTACCTAG